CTTGGCCCGTGAGGACAAGGAGCGTGGCGCCTCGAATGCAGGGCAGTCAGGTTTGCAGATCACCCACCAGCCGCGGCTGATGAGTCGAAGCACCTTGAGGGGCCTGTGATGCTGGGCGAACTCGAAGACCTGATCGAAGCTCGGCTCAAGGAGCTGAACACCAAGGTGCCCCGTCTGACGGTCGGGAGTTACGGCGGCGAACTGAGCGACCCGGAGTTGTTGTCCGGCTTGCTCAAACGCTGTCCGGCCATCCTGGTGATGGTGCCAAGGGTAACGTTTATTCGTAAATCCAGCGTCCGGTACAGCGTGCCGATCATCTTCCGCCTGGTCATTGCCTCTCGCCACCCGCGTGGGGAGCGTGAGACACGGCGCGGAAGTGGCTCGAAGGACATCGGCACCTATGCGCTATGGGAAGCCTGTATGCACCAATTAGTGGACTGGCAACCTTGGCCAGGCCGCGCCGCTATCAAGCCGGTCGAGTTGGCCAACCTAATCAATGGCCAGTTCGCCAGCGACCACATGTCAGTCCTGGGGCAGTCATTTGTCATCGAACTGGACTGGGAAAAGCCAGCCGAGCTGCTACCGGACTTCCTCGGCGCCGATCTGAACTACCACACACCATCGGGCAACCCCGAACCGGTGGCCACTGACCATATTCAATTGAGGGACTTGTAATGCAGGTAATCGCCGCACCTGGTCACCAGGTGCCCACTGAGGCCGATCCACACCAGTACATCGAACCGGCACCGGCTGCCGCAGTCGAGGTGCCCGACACGGCCTATTACCGCCGCCGCTTGGCGGCTGGTGAACTGCTGATCGCGAAGAAGCCCCGCACCAGCGCCCCGCAACCCGCACAGGAAGCCGCTGAATGAGCATTCCCTTTGACACCATCCCTGCGTCGATTCGCAAACCAGGTGTTTACATCGAGTTCAACACCACCCTGGCGGTGCGGACCCTGCCGACCAACAAGCAAAGCGTCTGCCTGATCGTCCCTCTGGGCGAGGGTGCCACTGTGGATGCCCACATCCCCACGCCGATTTACAGCGCGGCCGAGGCCATGGCTGATGCATTCATCACGGCCTATCGCTACGCGAGCCTGTCGGCCGTGGGGGTGGTAGTCGAGGGCGATAAGGAGCCTGACATCAAGGCGGCCCTGGATGCCACGGCCCTGGGCGGCTTCACGATCCTTGTACCTGCCTGGTTTAGTCAGACAGCACTGACCGCCTTGCGGACTCACATTCAGGTCTACACCAATTCAATGGAGCAACAGAGCATCATCGGCGTGGCGGCGCTGACCAGCACCTTGTCTGCGGCGACCACTCTGGCCACGTCGTTGAACTCCGGCGCTATCAGCCTGGCAGTGTTACCTGGTACGGATTCCACGCCTCAACAGGTGGCCGCTGCCTATGCCGCCATCATTGCATCCGAAGAAGATCCGGCTCGGCCGCTGAATACCCTGGTACTGACCGGAATCAAGGTGCCGCCTATCGCCAAGCGTTTGGGCCGTACCGAGCAAGAAACGGCGCTGGCCAATGGCGTCACGCCGCTGGAGGTTGGGGCTGGTGATGTGATCCAGATCGTACGCGCCGTGACCACCTACACCAAGTCGGCGGCCGGGGCCACCGATGTATCGTTGCTGGACCTGACCACCATTCGCACCCTGTATTACGTGCGCATGGCCTGTCGCGACCGTATCCGCCTGCGCTTCCCACGCTCCAAGCTTTCCAAGAAAACGCCAGCCGCTGTTCGTGGCGAGCTGCTCGACGTGCTCAAGAAGTTGGAAGAACTGGAGATTGTCGAAGACGTGGACGCCAACGCGGCTGCGCTGGTGGTCGAGCGCTCGACCCAGGACGCGAACCGCGTCAATGCAACCATTCCTACTGATGTCGTCAACGGCCTGCATGTGTTCGCCGGGCGCATCGATTTGCTGCTCTGAGGTGACTTTAGATGGCTGATAACTTTGTGGGACTGATTGTCCTGGAGATCAACGGCACCGATTACGAGGTTACGAGCGTAGAGCCCAGCCTCAAGACCGGGCGCCAGGTGGTCAAAACCATGAACCGCACTGGACGTGCGACTGGGACTGCCAGGGGCATTGAAGAGCACGAACTGAAGGTGTCGGTGGCCATTCCGAAAAGTGGCGAGCCGGACTGGCGGGCTCTGGTGGATGCCAAGTTGACGATCTACCCAGTGGAAGGTGGCGGGAAGCGGCAGACCTGGACCGGTTGCTCCTTGATCGAGATGGGCAGTAAGTACCAGGTCGAGGGTGAAGCCACCCGCGATCTGACCATCGCCGCATTGAACTTCTACGAGGAATGATCCAATGAGCGGACCTATCGATAAACGTTGGGACGGCCTGACCATTACTGGCGAGTTGGCTATCGGCGTGTTCTTTGCCGGCGTACGGCACAAGCACTTCACCTTGCGCGTGCCCGTATCCGGTGACCTGGTCAGCGTCCAGGAAGAGTTTCCGAACTCGCCTTTTCAACTGCACACCATCGCCGTCTACCGCCGCCAGTTGTTGGCCCTGGGCGATATTCCCGCCGAGTCGTTGACCGTGGAGTTACTGCGGGAAGGCCTGACCGAATCGGATCTGGCCGTCATTGCGAGCGCGGATGCCGAACTCGAAAAAAAGCTCGCGCCGTCGAAAGCGGCCTCAACGACTGGCGACGAATCGAACACATCCTTGTCCGCCACGGCTACCGCCTAGACGAAGTCCGCAACATGACACGAGCCGAGATCGGCTCTCGTATAGAGCTGATCATCGGCAAGGTCAAAGGGCCTCGGTACGTGAGCCGACGCCAGCCCAAACCTAAATAGAAGGCTCGACACCGAGCCTTTCTTGTCCATGTAAGACGGAGCCCATCAATGAGTTCGGATCTGCGTGTAGCGTTGCGTTTTCAGGCGCATGCGGGCAACAGCCGGCGGGAGATCGAGCAGATCAATCGTGATCTGCGCAAGGCTGCCAAGGAGGGGGCACGGTCTCTCGCTGATGAAAGCTGGAAGGCCGGTACGGCCATTTCCAAGGTCGGCCAGGTCGGTGCTAACAGCTACAAGGTTATCCGTAACGCCATGCGCGAGACTGCCAAAGCAGGATCTGGCAACCGCATCGAGGTCAGCAAGACAACCGCCGAACTTAAAGAGATGGCCGCTGCTGGCCGCAAAGCCGCCCGTGATGCTAAGGCCGAACTAGTGAACACCGACCGCCAGGGCGTGCAGCCACTGCGTCAAAGCGTTGACCGGACAGAAACATCCTTCAGGCGCCTGGCTCAGAACGGCGGACGTAATCTGCGTGCGCTCAAGACCATTGCCATGGGCGTGCGCCAGGAATTCGACCGACTCAAGGGGCTAGGTGGAAGTATGCAGGGACAGCTAGCCGGTGTAGGGGCTGGCGTGGGCCTGATTGCAGGACTGAAAGCTAATGCGGACTTGGAGCGGGTATTGATTCGTACCAAGCAAACGGCGGGCATGACCAATGAACAAAAAGACGAGTGGGAGAACGAAGGTTTTCGGATTGCCAAAACTTATGGTGCCAGCCGTGAAGATGTAGATACCGGTTTCAATACCCTTATTGCTTCTGGAGTGAGTTACGACGCATCCAAGAAGACGGCAGATGCTATTGGGCAAGCAACTGCTATTACCGGTGCAAATCCAGCGATCTTAGGTAAGGCTGTGGTAGCGGCATCTGGAGCGTTCAATATTGATTTGAACGAAGAAGGCGCTGCACTTGATCTTCTACAAAAGATGACCGTTGCCGGAAGGCTCGGCAATGCTGAACTTGAGAACTTGTCCGATCTATTTCCGAAGATTGGCGGTGCTGCAGCCGCAGCCGGTATGTCGATAGAGCAAGCACTGGCATTCACCGAATCACTTTCAAAGGTTGAGTTGCAGCCTGATAGATTGGGAACTCTGGCCGAATCTACTTTACGTGTATTCAGCAATAAACAATACCGAGACCAGGTCACAAAGACGACGGGAATAAAATTCTTTAATAAAGACAAAAGCTCCCGAAACCCAGAAGAAATATTTTCCGAATTGAAACGAAAATATGAGGCAATGAAGAGTGATGAGCAGCGCGCTAAGTTTATGGGCGTCGTTTTCAAAGGAATGGACCAGGATACCGTGCGAGGCTGGCGCAGTATGTTGACAGGCGAGCGCCTAGGCGACTTACGGTCTGGTTCAAGTACTCTTCAAGAATCTGAGCCTATTTATAACAGGGACTTAAAAGAGAACGTAGATAGTGCAAGTGGCACTGCAACACGCGTTAAAGCCACTCTGGCTGAAGCTATAAACCGTATGGCAAAACCACTGAATAAGAGCTTTGCCGATATGGGTAGCTACTTGCTCGATGACCTGAACCTCTCCGGCGAACAAATGCTGCTAGGCGGCGCCGCCCTGGGCGTTGGCGGTTACTACGCCGGACGCGGTGCAAAAGCAGGCGCGGGGGCGCTGCTCAACAAGTTCATGGGCGGGCCTGAAACACTTAAAAACATCGCTGTTGGTAAAGTCCTGGAGGAAGCCGCAGGCGTTACCTCGGTATTCGTTACCAACTGGCCAGCGGGCTCTGCTGTGGGTGGCAGCATGCCTGACTTACTGGGGGGCGCCGGAAAAGCCGCAGAGTCGGGTAACAAGGGCGGAGTTGCAGCAGCTATAGCGTATTTGTTGCGCCGATCCCCTTACATTGCCGGGGCACTTATTCCAGGCTCTACTCCCCAAAACGATGAAGCTCGACTTGATCAGGCTCAGCGCAGCAAGCTGCTTGACGACGATCAGCGCGCTTACCAGACATCCTTCTATCGCAACCGCATGGCCTTGGCGGCGAGCAATCCCGAGCAGTCGCAGGACTGGTTGTCGTCCGAAGCTCAGCGCCTTACGCACCATGAAACGGGCCTGACAGCTTCAGGGCTGCCTGTTGCCGATGCCAACGCCTGGGCGCAGGGGATCGCCAGTCGTGCCTTGAGTGCTAGCAAACAAGCGCTGACAGCGCCTGCCCCATCATCCTGGGTATCCCAACAGGCACAGCGCTTGGCTGATCCATCGTCTGTAAACGGTGCCGGGTTAGCGGGTGCTGGTGCTAATGGGACAGCCGGAAACACTTCTGCGATGCAGGCAATGGAGGCGCGGCTTCGGACACTGCTCGACAAGCCTATAGTCATCGAGGTTCGTTCCGACTCCCGAATGATCCAGGCCGAGGTAGAGCGGCGAACCGATCTTCAAATGAGGCGCGGCGGATGAGCTGGGCCGAGAATCTACTAGACGCCTCCTTTCGCGGCGTCCCGCTCCTGGTCGAAAGCGAAAGCCTGCAATGGCAACGGGCGCTGTCCGAACATGGCACGCCTTTTAAAGATGGCGACCGGGTTAAAGACCTGGGCCGGGGCGCTCGCCGCGTCCCATTGCAACTGGTTGTGTTCGGCGTCAATTACGAGATCGAACTCCAGAACATCCTGCGCGCTCTGAACACGCCGGGTACGGGTGAACTCATTCACCCGATTTACGGCAGCATGAATGTCGTCAGCCATACCGGCGAGGTCAAGCACCATGCCGAGCGCCCCGACTATGCCGAAATCAGTGTGGTGTTCGTCGAGGACACACCAGACGCACCATTTTTTGAGCGGCAGTTTGAGTTTGTCGATATCGGCGTGCTGGACGGTGCGGATGAATACACCTGGCAGCGTGGCATCTTTGACTTGTTCGGGCGGATCGACTCCCTTGTCAGCGAGATACAGTCATGGATCGGTGGCGGCTGGGTGGGGCTGCTGGAAAAGGCCCTGGGATTACCGGGTATTGGCCTGCGTTTGCAGCAGCTGCGATCACAGATCCTCGGCATCGTGTCTGGTATCGGGTCCATGGCAAAGCGCCGATCCGTGGCGTTCGACCCGCTCAAGGATCTGATACGAACCCCGTCAGAGATCCGGGGGGCGATTCAGGGTAATACACCGAGTACGCCCACTGCCTTACTGGCCCGATCTGGCGTGCCGGCCAAGTTGCCAGGCGGCGAGAGTCTGGCGGCCGATGCTGCACGCGCTGGCAACGGCTTCCTGATCGCAGCGCGCCAGGGCGTGACGCCGAAGGTGGAGCTATTGACCGAAGGCGCGCCAGGTGTCGCGGGTGGTGGGCTGATATTGCTGCCGGATGGCATGCCAAGCGACCCCGTCACCGCCAATGGTTTTGCCCTGGTGGTCCTGGTCATCACCGAACTGGCCTTGGCACATGCCCAGGCAGTGACCATCGTCATCGAGGACGAAGCCGATACCCCGACTCTGAGTCCCTTGGAACTTGAAGGCCTGGTCAATCTGGTGCGCTCCCTGGTGCAGTCCGCAATCCTGCTCCAACGCCATCTATACGGCGTGGAGACTGCGTTACCGGTTATCGAGTCCTTACGCACTGTCGCGGCGTTGATCCAGGCTCGCGCCCGTCAGGTCATTCTGCAAAGCCCGCCGATGCTGGAGCGTGTCGTAGAGAGCCCGGCCAGCCTTCGGTTGTTGGCCCATCGCTGGTATGGCGACCATGCCCGAGCGATTGAACTGATCAGGCTCAACCCTGGGTTGAAGACCCCGCACAATATCCGGGCTGGAGAGATCCTGCGTGCCTATGCCAAATAAAGTACAAGACGAATCCGTGCGGCTGTCCATCGGTGGCCTGGCGCATGAAGAGTGGGACGGCTGGTCAGTGGAGTCCGACTTGTTGACGGCGTCTGATGGCTTTGAGCTGGAGCTTTACACCAAGGACGCTGTACGTCTTCCCAAGGTGCTGGCTGAAGGTGCGCCCTGTACGTTGACCCTAGGTAAAGACCGGGTGCTAACGGGGCAGGTAGACGAGTTTGAGCACGATATCTCACGCCAGGGCATTGCAATGCGGATCACCGGCCGGGATCGGGCAGCAGCGTTAGTTGACTGTTCGGCACCGTTCGTTTCAATGCGTGAAGCGTCCTTGGCCGAGATCATTGATCAGGTCGTGAAGCCCCTGGGTATTGACCAGGTCGAAATCCGGGCAGCCAACGCCAAGACTCGGCGACGTATCCAAATTGAGCCGGGCCAGAGTGCATGGGAGGCGTTGTTGCTGGTCGCCGAGGCCAACGGGCTATGGCCCTGGGTCGAGCCTGACGGGCGTCTGATCGTCGGGGGGCCGGACTACAACGCCGCGCCCGTGGGTACGCTGGTACTACGTGAAGATGGCGTGGGCAACAACGTGCAACGCATGAGCGTGCGGCGCTCCATCGCCAATCGCTACAGTCAGATCACAGTCCTGGGCCAACATGGCCAGTATGACAATGACGGCCTGGACTCCAAGCGCGCCCATCTACGCTCTGTCATCCAGGACGAAACCCTGGCCAGGCGCGGGATCTTTCGTCCGAAGGTGATTATCGACAGTGCCAGCGAGAACCAGGACATGGCCACCACCCGTGCTCGCAAGCTGTTGGCCGACAGTCGTTTGGAAGGGTTTGAAATCCGCGCCGTGGTCATGGGGTATCGCGCCGATAGCGGCGTGGTGTGGAGCCCTGGCCAGCGAGTTGTCGTGCGCAGCGAGCCCCACGGGCTGGATGCTACCTACTTCCTGATGTCCCGCACCTTGCGCTTGACCCGTGGCGAAGGTGCCATCACTGAGCTGCGTCTGCGCGAAGACAAAATGTGGGTGCTGGATGGCAACCCAACCAAAAAACGCAAGGGCAAGAAGACTGACCCCGATGCGGCGTTTATCGAAAGTATCAGGAGGGCATGATGGGCAGTATGGCGCGCTTGGTACGCGAACAGGCCAACAGAGCGCTGGCCAATATTCGCCAGGCATTCCGGGGCACGGCTGCGCGTAACACCCATGGCAAATTGATAGGGGTGGAGCTGGAAGGCCTGGCGGGTGAATCGGTGTCCGCCGAGCTATTCCAGCACTACGGAGTGACCTCGGCCCCTCTACCTGGTGCTGAGTTTATTGCGCTGCCTATCGGTGGGAACAGCAAGCACACGGTCATCATTGCCAGCGAAGACGGGCGCTATCGTGTCACGCTCCAGGATGGTGAAGTCGCGCTGTATACCGATGAGGGCGATTACATCCATATGAAGCGCGGCCGGTTGATTGAGGTCGAGACCGATACGCTGTTGGTAAAGGCTAAAACTAAGATACGTTTCGAAACTCCACTGGTCGAAATGAGCCAAGATCTTACGGCCGCAGGAGAAGTCACTGATCACACCCGCAGCATGCAAGCGGACCGCGATCTATATAACCAGCATGCCCACCCAACAGGCCCTAAGCCGGTTCCACCGCAATAGCTTTCTAGAGACGGTCCAGAAACCTTAAACCGCCCTGAAATTACAATCTCACGCGCCTGCGCGACATCATGTCGGCCATGGACGCATCTCTAAACCCCATCACCGGCGACTTGACTGGCGAGCGTATTAATACGCTCGGCAACGCCGTTTACATTCGCCTTAAAACGCCGCTCGGAGCCTGGTGGAAAGAACC